GTGGGATTGTGTTAATAGAAGTTGCGCCAGTTGTGCACACGAAAGAGCGAGCTGGCGGCAAATTGATATGAGTGATTTGGATGAGCGGTTAATTCGGAGGCTTTGGAAGGCGAGTGATGGTTGCGGTTTGAAGAAGAGTACTAAGTGGGGTTATGTTTTAAGTGGATATAGTAAAGTGTTGGATAAACAGGAAGAACATCTCTTCTGTCGGGTGATTAAGATGATTCCAGATATGTGCGAGGAATGTCTAATTGAAACGTTGAAGGGAATAAGTCAGATTTGTACGGAAAAGATTCTAAAAAATGGTGAGGAATGGAGGTTACCATTTCTGGATTTAAAGGTTTTAGGTGGGTTTGATACGGTTTTAAATCGTAAAGATCCATTCTTAGATTATCCAAAAGATTATGGGACTAGATCAGGTCAGCCATTCCCTGAAAGGCTGAAGTTTTGGATTAAGGACACCATTAATAAGATATCAGTGCAGAGGATTCCGTATTCATTTGAGGATTTTGTGAGTTTTCGCGATGCATGGGCGTTACCCGGAGCATCGGTACAAGGATCTGCAAAGAAGGTTCAATTCTCTGGACGTAAAGGAGACACGAAGTATATTAGGGTCAAGAATAAATGGTTTGCGATGAGTCATATCACGGATGACGACATTGTTAATGAATGTCTGAAAGGTGATAAGGCTCGAGTCAGACCATTTGTTAAGCTTGATGAGCCTGCCGCTAATAGAACTGTGCAATGTTATGATACATACTCCCTGATTAGATGTAGTTATCTTGAACAAGCAGTCGAGAGTTATAATGGTTCTGGACAATGGACTAGCATAGGTATGGGAGATGAAGAAAAGGGACACCTTCGTAGACGAATTCGAGGGTTGCGAGAGAAATGGAAGTTATGTACTGATCAAAGTGGTTTTGATACTCACCAGAGTATTGATTGGGTTTTGTATGCTCTAGAGTATTTTTATAAACGTTTAGTCAGAGTAAATCCACATGCGAGAAAAATCATGGAAGCTGAGATGCGAAGTTTACGGCGAGTAATTTTAGAATATGGAGATGTTGAGATGTTATGGAAAAATGGTGTTTTGTCAGGATATAAGTTTACAGCAGTGTTAGATTCTATCCTTAATCGGGCTGAAACACGCTATGTTCTAGAAACGCTTCATCGAAGTGACATCCTTCTTGAGTGTTACCAGGGTGACGATGCTATAGTCGCTCTGATGTATGAAATTTCTCGTGTTGAGGTAGCGTCGGTATATGCTTCGATTGGGTTGGAAGTTCATCCAGAAAAGACTTGGG